ATTGTATTCAAACGTGAGGCAATCGCAGAACGTGGTCTCTGGGTTGCGAAGAAAAGGTATGCGCTCAACGTCTACGATAATGAAGGTGTCCGATACAAAGACCCGAAACTTAAAGTCATGGGTCTCGAGATCGTTCGTTCTTCCACTCCAGCACCTGTTCGCGAAAGTCTCAAGGAAGCAGTAAGACTATCATTGACTGCAGATGAAGCAACTCTACAGAAGTTTATTGAACATACTCGTGGGTTGTTTAATAAAATGGAACCTGAAGATATTGCTTTCCCGCGAAGCGTCAATGGACTTGCTAAGTATACATCAAGAGCAGACATATACGGCAAAGGAACACCGATGCATGTTCGTGGTGCTTTGATGTATAATCACCTGCTTGAGAAGCACAATCTTAGTATGAAGTATGAAGCAATTCAAGAGGGCGAGAAGATTAAGTTCCTATACTTGAAGGAACCAAATACTATTCGCGAAAATTGTATTGGTTTTATTGGTAAAATACCAAAAGAGCTTGACATACATAGGTATGTAGATTATAATACAATGTTCAATAAGAGTTTTCTTGAACCATTAAAACAAATTGTAGAAGGCATTGGTTGGAATACAGAACCAGTTGCCACGTTAGAGGATATGTTTACATGAATGCATTAATCGATAAAATTAAAAAGAACAGCACCATTAAGGAGACCAACGTTCTCTCTAAGAGTAAGTTGTTCAGCACTAAGGATCTGATCCAGACATCAGTTCCTGCGTTGAATGTTGCCTTGTCTGGTAAATTGGATGGCGGATTGACTCCAGGATTGACTGTCTTTGCTGGTCCATCTAAGCACTTCAAGACAGCGTTTGCTATGATGCTTATTCAGAGTTTCCAGAACAAGTATCCCGACGGTGTCATTCTTTTCTATGACTCGGAGTTTGGTGCACCGCAGTCATACTTTGAGAACTTTGGTATTAATACTGACATGGTTATTCACACACCAATCACTGACATTGAACAGTTGAAGCATGATGTTATGCAGCAAATTAATCAGTTCGAACGTGCCGATAACGTTATGATTGTTGTTGACTCTGTTGGTAACTTGGCATCCAAGAAGGAAGTTGATGATGCTCTCGATGGTAAGTCGGTTGCAGACATGACTCGTGCTAAGCAGATGAAGTCACTGTTCCGTATGATTACTCCGCACCTTACCATTAAGGATATTCCTATGGTCGTGGTCAATCACACTTACATGGAAATTGGTATGTTCCCCAAGGCAATCGTGTCGGGTGGAACTGGTATCTATTACTCTGCTGATAATATCTTCATCATCGGTCGTCAGCAAGAGAAGTCTGGCACTGAGGTAGTTGGTTACAACTTTATTATCAATGTCGAGAAGTCCCGTTACGTTCGCGAGAAGTCAAAGATCCCGATTGAAGTTACCTTTGAGGGTGGTATCAGTAAGTGGTCAGGTCTGTTGGATATTTCGTTGGCATCTGGTCACGTTGTGAAACCAAGCAATGGTTGGTACCAGCGTGTTGGTGAAGAAAAGAAGTATCGCCTGAATGATACTTACAACAAGGAGTTCTGGTTGCCAATTCTTACCGACCCAACGTTCGGTGAGTGGATTGAAAATCGTTATCGTATGGGTAATGGGCAAATGATGGAGGGTGATAATGTGGACATTTCTGATGAAGATATTTCAGAAGAATACGAAAATCAAGATATGTGATCAATGCGGGGTCGTTCTGAAAAAGAATGACCCTGCCATGTGTCTTCATGGTATCGAAGAGGGTCTCGAGTATGAGATGTTTGTTTGTGAACCATGTTGCATTAGAATTGCAAATGAATATGATGAGATAGAGGATTTAAAAATTGCAGAAGATCGAGACGATTATCCTGAGTAAATTGTTTTCTGATGAAGACTATGCTCGCAAGGTAATTCCATTCATAACACCAGAATATTTCCACGATACTTCCGAGCGCAAGATTTTTAATTATGCCAGAGATTTTATCGAGAAGTATAATTCACTGCCGACAGTCGAAGCAATTGAAATCGCAGTGCAGAATGACCGTGGTATAAACGAAAATGAATTTAAAAGTATCAATGAGAAACTGACGCATCTAGATGATTCTCTTGATGTGAATGAGAAGTGGTTGCTTGAAGAAACTGAGAAGTTCTGTAAGGACAAGGCAGTATACAATGCAATCATGAAGTCGATTCAGATTATCGATGGTGAAGATAAACAACATACTCAGGATGGTATCCCGTCAATTCTACAGGATGCATTGAGTGTATGTTTCGACAATAACGTTGGACATGATTACCTTGACAATTCTGAATCACGGTATGACTTCTATCACCGTGTTGAAAACAAGTTACCCTTCGATCTTGACATGTTCAACAAAATTACCAATGGTGGTCTGCCAAATAAGACTTTGAATATTGCGCTTGCTGGCACTGGTGTTGGTAAGTCGCTGTTCATGTGTCACATGGCAGCAGGTGCCTTGGGTCAAGGTAAGAACGTTCTGTATATCACCATGGAAATGGCAGAAGAACGCATCGCTGAACGTATTGATGCGAACTTGATGAACGTAAACATTCAGGATCTAAAGGATCTGTCAAAGTCCATGTTCGATAATCGGATTGATAAGATTAAGAAAAAGACTGAGGGCAAACTGATCATCAAGGAGTATCCAACTGCCAGTGCGCATGTCGGTCACTTCAAAGCATTGCTAAACGAACTGCAACTGAAGCGCAACTTTAGTCCAGATATTATCTTCGTTGACTATCTTAATATCTGTGCATCCAGTCGGTTCAAGGCAGGAGCAGGTGTCAACTCTTATACATATGTTAAGGCGATTGCTGAAGAACTTCGTGGGTTCGCAGTTGAGTTTGATTTACCTGTTGTTTCTGCCACTCAAACTACTCGTGGTGGATATGCGAACAGTGATGTGGATCTGACTGATACTTCGGAATCATTCGGTTTGCCTGCGACTGCTGACTTGATGTTTGCTCTCATCTCCACTGAAGAACTTGAGAACATGGGTCAACTTATGGTCAAGCAGTTGAAGAATCGGTATAATGACCCTGCTATAAATAAAAGGTTCATGGTTGGGATCGACCGTGGTAAAATGAAACTATTTGATCTAGAGTTATCTGCTCAACAAGGTATCACCGATTCAGGACAAGAAGATGCTGTTCCTGTATTTGAGCGGACTCCATCTGGATCTCGAACGAGGGAGTTGTCTAAATTTGACTTCTAATTTTATAGAACTGTATCCGAACGTATTGACTGCCGAGGAATGTGCCGAGGCATGCGATCGAATCGATGATATCATTTCGCGCCCAGATCCTGGGAATGCATGTATTTTGTCTGACAATAATGCTAGGACTGATTGGAACATATTTACTGATAAATATGGTTCGTTGAAACCATCAGAGGATAAGATAGTCGAAGCGGTGACTCGCAATTGGCGCAAATATAATACTAAATATTCTGCATCTTCTAAATCATTTTTTGAAGTCTTCTCACCAGGATGGAAATTTCAGCGCTCTGATACAGGAGGAGGATTTCATCAATGGCATCATGAACAAGGTTCAGGAAGGCAATCCACCGCAAGATTTGCAGTTTGGATGTTATACTTGAATGATGTTGAAGAAGGTGGAAAAACTGAATTTAAACATCAGGATTTGGCATACACACCTACTGCTGGAACGCTGGTTATTTGGCCCGCTGCGTATACTCATATTCACCGAGCAAATCCAGATCTAGTCGGGAAAAAATATATTGCAACAGGATGGTTTGTTTATCCTGAGCGAGATAGATTTCGAGAAAAGACTTGACTTCTAGTAATAAGTATAGTATAGTTGAATAGTAATTGGTGCCATAGCTCAGCTGGATAGAGCAAGAGCCTTCTAAGCTCTAGGTCGTAGGTTCGAATCCTACTGGCATCACCATTTTAAATAAGAGGATAGATTATGACTGAAGAAACTGAAACACAAGAATTAAAATTGAAGTTGGTCGCAACCACGTTGGTGTGGACTAACGCAGGAACAGAAGATATGCCGCTATGGAGAGCAACTGGCGGTAAGGAATATGTTATTGCTCGGTTTGATTACGAACCAACACTACCAGAGATTGGTAAGGTAATGGATTCTAAACGACACATGATTGAGAATCATTATCCTCAACTGCATGAAACTCTTTCGGGGTGGCAACTGTATCTCGATGAAACAATGACACATAATGAATACATGCAGTATCACTTGACTGAATCCGTCGACTTTCCTGCAACTGACTTGACTGTTGTTGATGCCTCCGAGGAGATGGCGGGAATTGTCGCAGAATAATATAACAATAATCCAAACATATTACAATGAAAGAACCTATCTCGAAACACAGATCGAGAGATGGAACTACTATAATACTCCAGTAAATATTATATTATTTGATGATGGTTCTCAGATAGAACCTGCAGAAAATGTTCTCAAAGAACATACGCTAAATGATAATATTAATTTTTCATTGTATAGAGTTACTGAAGATATTGGATTCAATAGTCATGGTTGTCGCAATCTTGGCGCAAGACTGGCACAATCTAACTGGTTGTTATTTCTAGACATAGACTACACACTACAACCAGCAGATCTTAAACGATTGCAAACTGAAACCCTCGATCTTAATTCTTGGTATGAACTTAATGCCAAGTTTCAAGGTCGAGGGAACACGTATAAAGCATTAAATCAGTTTATGATATCAAGAAAACTATTTTTAGATTCTGGTGGGTATGATGAATCCTATGTGCCATTTCATTATGGGGATCGTGAACTCCTATCCCATCTTGAGCAAAAATATGACAAAAATAATCTAGACTGGTTGGTTTTAACCTGCCGTCGTGGTGGTAGAAAATCAAAAGTGGATGACACTATTAAGATTCCAGTATATGATGATGAGAACATGTTA